CGCTTGCGGCCTCGTTGGCGTTGCTTGCTGCCTCGTTGGCGTTGTTTACGGCTGCGTTGGCAGGTTGCTGTAGTTCGGCAATTTGTTCGGGCGTAAAATCGGCATAAGTGAATGGTGCGCCATCTTCACCAATGGCATTTTTGCCTGTGTCTACGCCGTTAATCCACCAATTACCGTTTTCGCCGATATAAGGTGTGTGCCCCGGTACGCCAATAGGTAAACCATTAATAACCGGCGTGAGTTCTACCGGTGGAATTATTTCAAAAATAATTGTATTCATACGTACCTATTTAATTTCTCTCTCAATAGTTCCTTTACCTTTGAGTGTAGCAAATGGCTGATTCTGCTCGTTGTAGAAGTCGAGTTCATAATCATAATCTCCTGCATGACCGGCACTATCTTCGGGCAAAAATGGTATTAACACATTCTGATTAGTAACTATAATTTTACCTTCGCTGAGTTTTTTAACCAAATAGGCAGACTTATCACCTTTAGTTCTAATGCTAAGCACAACTTCGCCCACATCGGCGAGCGGAAATGATTCGTTAAAATTCACATTCAGAAAATCGGCTAAATTGCCCTCCTGAAGTGGCGAAAGATTTACGATACAGGGCTTGTATGTCATTATATTTGCTATTTACTATTTACAAAAATTCAGCGTGTTGCTTTTCATCGGGCGTAAGTCTGAGCGTTGCAATCTTCGCTTTCATCTCTGCGAGGTCGTCAGTTTCAAAACAATTCTGTGATGTCCCTGTAATGCTATTAGCATCGAATGTGCCAAGCACTGTTATTTTATCTCCATTATATACCAATCGGTACGTTTTCGTTAATGTTGTTGCCATTTTGTTTGTTTATTTTATTGTTATTTAAGAGGTTCGGATAGTTACGGTTATATGCGCGGTGTCTCTAAGGTAGAGGTAAGAACTATTTGTATCCCTGTTTGTTGGCATAGCCATGTTCGCGCCATCAAGGGTAAGAGTTTCAAGTGGCGAACCATTTCTTTTAGCGGTTGCTGCATCACTCAGAACCTTATCTACCGCAGCCTGGTCAAATTTTGCATTTTGGAAATTTATGGTTTCAAGTGAAGTGTAATTCAGACTTATAGCTGACAAATTAGAATTACTTGCATTTATAGAGACTAATTGATTGCTATAAACAATATCACCAATATAAGCAATAGCCGTATTCATTATGCTTATCTCTTTTAATTGGGTTAAATAAAGTAACCTCCCTATTGATGTAAGACCGTCAGAATACCCTACGTGTAGGTATTCCAAGTCAGTAAGGTTGCTTATATTTAATTCGGTTTCTGCATTACCTTCTATATGTAATCTTTTCAGTTTTGATAATAAGCCCAAGCCTTTTAGTTTAGCATTTGTCCATCCCGTGTTAATTTCTTCTATGTTCAAAATACCCGTTAGGGTATTTATATTTTGTCGATAGGCACTTCCTAAAATCTCTTCGGAAAATAATTCCGATAACCGTGCTCTGTCTTCGAGTAACTGCCGACCGTATTTAAGGTCGAGTAATTCTTGTGTTGTTGCCATTGTATGTTTTTGTTATTTTAATTTAATCTAATCCTAATACTAATGCCATGTCAATATTGGCTTGTAAGGCAGTGGTAAGGTTGGCTTGCAGTATATTTTGCGTTTGCTCCACCGTTGCCCAATGCTCTGTGCCGGTGTTTGGATTTTCTACCAACACACGGAATGTGAGCGGTGTGTTGCCGGCTAACTGGGTAAAGTCTGTTGAAAATTCTTTCTTTGCCATATTTTTTAAGTTGTTATATCAATATTATTTATTGTTATATCGCAGCCACCCGATGTTATCCCGCAAACAGTATCGTCGGACAATGGGCTATAATAAGTGTCAGTGTCAGCCAAATAGGCTTCAATGCTCAGGTTAATTGGTGCGCCTTCGGTAGTTTGAAGTACTTCGCCTGTAAGTGTAAACGAAGCGGCATAATCCACATCATTTACTATAAGAACGGTGTGTGAAGCATGTATCGCATCGAGCACAAATAGCTTGTCGGCTGGTGAGCGAAAGCCCGTATTGAAGCGATACTTGTGTGTAATTGTTTTACGACAATTAACAGTGGCAAGTGCGGCAATGTCGCTATCGTATCGTTGCGCTTTTTCAGAGCTATTTAGTTCGGGTGTATAGTCGGCTTCGGCGTAAAGTGCAATTTTCTCCCACATGCCCCACGAATTTCTGAATTTAAGATAGTAAGGTGTGGCTTGAGTAGCTTCAGTAATAATTACTGTACACGCCCAACCATCGTTACTTTTTATACGAAATTCATTGACCCATTTTTCGTAATTAGATAAATGGTTCAATTGTAATTCTGAAAAATCAATCAATTCCAATTCTTCATTTACTGAGTCTTCGTGCCCCATTAGAACTAAAGCATCGTTTTCTATTGTAAAATTAAGTCCACGAGCATAATAGCCAAGTGGCATTAATTCGTTTTCAGGAATGAATATTTCGGCATTATTTGTACGTGTTGTCAACAAAAAATTACTTTCATTATTTTTCAATTTCCAACTAAAAATATTTGTATTTGCTGCTTTTAGTTTTCGCATAAGCAACTTGCTAATACCACCACCAAATATGGTTATATAATCGGAATATTCATCAGCGCCGTATTCGGCATTCGCGTTGTCGACCAATACAACTTTAGCCAACAGCACACCGGCTATTTCAGCCATTTCGGCAAATAAGCTGCTAATGTCGACAATTGCCCATGTATTGGCTTGTGATACAACGCCCTGATACCGCAATGTGGTGAATGTAGTACCATTACCCGTGTACACTCTATAACGAGCATTAGCCGTGGTGGGCAAAAGTTGTACTATCATGGGGTTACCTGCAAGGTAGTGTCCTGTAGTGTTATATATTATATTGTAAGTCGCTGGCATTGCTTTAAATTAAATCAGTTAAAATACGTTGACAATAACGTCCTGAAACAATTTTATTGGTTTCAACAAACAACGCTTCGAATTCAGTACGTTCATTGCTTGGTGTAGCCATAAATGCAGCTAAATCGGTCAGTTGTAGGTAGGGTACATTTTTGAATGTGCGAAATGCCGACAATCCAATGTTGATATCCGAAAACTCCGGTGCTGCAATAGGCAAATTATATGTTTCGTTCAGTATCATAGTGCAAATTTAATGTGTGGAGTGTTGTAATTAAAGGACAAATCACACTCTATTTTCGTACGATAATAGCGTGCGTAATGTTATGTTTTGACTATCATTTAACGATGGATTGTTTCCTATTTGATATTCTATTTTTTCAATTAGGCATTTTTGATTTTGTATTAATACCGGTAAATTTATATTCATTTTTTCGAGAATAACGAATGGTATATTTGCTTTTGCAGTAATTGGTAAATTTGAATTGATAAGAAATTCTTTGTACTCTTCATATAACCATTGTATTATGCCAAGTGTAGTTTCGCTAATTTCGGACATTTCTAAATAAAAACAAGGAAATGTACTTCGATAATTCAATTTCCAAAAGCTATAATCCGTACGCGAACCAATTAATTCATTCCATTCGGTAGGTATATATAAGAGTTGAATTTTTTCGGTGGATTTTTCAGTTTCCGATTTTTTTGTAATGCCATACGAAATTACCGATGAATTAAGGTGTGTAATTTCGCCAACACTTGTATATGTTAAAGCAATATACCTATCGCTTGGGGTTAAATCTGTTTTATAGGTCTGCCCAGTATTAACGTATTCCATTATCTCTAAGGCTATATCGGTTGTGTTTTTGGTTGATTCGGAAACAGTATCGCTTTTATCATTAGCGTTTTTAATAACTAAATCAATAAAATTGCTTTCTTTTTTTTTAGGGTTCGATTGCAAATAAGGCGTAATATCAATTGTTGGCTGTGCTGTAAGTGCATTTCGATACATTTTGAATGAAACTTTTTTTTGCACTTCGATTACTATAAATTTCCCTGCAAATTCAAATTCAATTTTTTGTATAAAGTTAGCAATAGTTGTATCGGGCAATAATTGATATGTTTTGAGAATGCCTGTATATATGGCATCGGCTATATTGTTGGCTAAGCACCAATGCGGATATTGTGTTGTAATAGTTTCTAATTCCGACATATCGAGCGTATATCCGTAATTCGAAAAAATAAAATTTAGAATAAAATCAATTTTCAAAAATGGTGTCATTCCGTACCCTTTCGATAGCGAAATAGTTGTATCGCTTTCCACTAAAGTTTGATTATATTCGCCTTGGAATACATCTAAATAATCATCGGTTGTAAGCAATTGAAGTGTTTGATTATTTTTATCAAATCCATTTAAAACAAATCTACCAGTAGTATTAACGCCTTCAAACCTAAATGTGTAATCTTGTGTTGTGGCTAATGGAGCTATTTTAAAAATGGCATCGGATGTAGGTGTGTTGTATTCCGATTTTAAAATACTAATCAGATAATCTATTCGTTGCGATAGATTTTGAGCATCGTAAGTTGGCGATTTTATTATTGGCCAAGGCAATGAATTTAATTTGACATCTTTTATTTGGCTGTAAAAGTCAGCAGTGCCAATGTATAGTGTACACGAAATACCGTCTTCGTCGTCGGCAGTATGTATTCCTAAATTACCGTGTGAAATAGATAAGCCATCTACAATTGTTACGGCTAAATCTATAATCGGCTTGTATCCTGAATCAAATCGATTACTCCAACCAAGTAGCTTCATATTAGCTGGTTCGGGCGGTAATGTAAATGGTATGGTTTGTTCGCCAGCACTGGTGAGCATTACATTGTATCGGGTAAGTGTAGTTTCGAAATTGAGTGGCAAAATAAATTCGCCTAAAGCTGTTATTATTCTCATAATTGATAATTGGTAATTGGTAATTGATAATTAGAGAGAGCCTTTGTCGCGTGATTTATCGCGGAGTGCTTTCATTTTTTCGAATTCGTCGAGTACAAAAATCGTATTTACGCCATGTTGGACAAGGTAAGATAGTATCGCAGAGTTTTTACTTATCACATCCGATAGTGTGGTATATAGTGCACTGATTTGGTTTTGTTCGCTACTGGCAGTACTATGGCTTACATTGCTGTAATTACCTTCGGCACGTTGATTTACTCGCATTCGCTTAATAGTGCTTAGTACGTTTGGCGCATTCATACGGATGTTACGGAGCGTGGGATTATCCACAATTAACTCATCGCCAACTTCGCCAACCAGTGTAGGAGTGGTTACTATTCCGGTGCGAGCCACGCCACGGTAAGGTACGTTTTTGTATGTTCGTCCATCGTCGGCACCTATTACATCCCATCGCCCTTCGGCTGCTTGTGGTGTGGCTACGCGAGCACCAGTTTTGGGAGGTTCGGCACTTCCACCGGTGGCAGAACTGTCGAGGGTTGTGGCTTGTATGGCTTTATTTTGTTGCAATATAGTACCAATTTGTAGACCTGTAATTCCGGCAATCAATACAGCTGCTATTGCTCCACCAATAGGTCCGAGCTGTGCGAATGCCTGTACAATGGCTAAACCTCCGGCTGCTATTGCCTGAGCAACTTTTAGAGATGTATCGGCACTTGATTGTTTCTTTTTTAAATCGAGTTCTTTTTGTGCATATTTTCGATTTATAGCATCGCGTGCTTCCGCATTATCACCGGCATTAGTCAGCTCACGTTGTTTGTCGGCTTCGAGGCTGGCAGCTTTGTGCTCAAAATATTTATCGCTTTCTTCCTGCGCTACGACAAGCGCCGCTTGTACAATCTCACCAATAGTAGTTGCCCAATCTGACCAATTTGTTAAATCTCCTTCTTTGAGTTTTTTAAGTCCGGTTGTGAAGACTGTAAATAGTTTGCCGATATTCGAAAAAGAATCTCCAAAAATGCTTTGCATACGGTCGGCAACGGTTTGAGTATTGCCTTCAACTTCATTGGCTATATCTTTAGCAACATCGCCTTGTGCTTTGAGTAAGTCGCCTTTCATCTTGAGCAAATCGTCGTTTGCTTTTTTAATGGCAGCATCTTTCACATCCTTGTCGGCAAAGTCGGCTATTTCGAGAGCTTTTATAGAAGCTTCGGCTAATGCAATTTTAGCTGCAAGCATTTCAACAGCGAGCTTTTTAATTTCGCGGTTGTATTCCTTTTCAGTTATCACTTGATTGTTAAGTGATAACTGAAGCATGTTTTGCTTAGTTTGATTAGCACTTTCTAAGGTAGCTAATCCCGAATCCTGCAAATCAGATATTGATTTAAGAATGGCAGTATCGGCATCTTTCTGAATTTTCGTTTTTTGGTTCGATATTTCAATTTCGGTATCAATTGTATCTTTTTTGTATTCAAGTTGCAGGTTCATTTTTTCCTGCAGAAACATAAACTGTTGGTTAGTGGCTTTTTTATTGTATTCATTTTCAGTTAATTCACCTATACGGCGTAGTTCCATGAGTTCCAGCTGCAACTCTTTGTACTTGATTTCCTTTTTCTTCAGTTCCTTTTCATAAGGGTCTTCTTCTTTATTGTCGCTGTCGTCAGCTGTAGTGAAAGTTGGTGTTGGTGGTGGTGTTGGTGATGTTGGTGTTCCGTTTTTATTTGGTTTTGTTCCTGGTTTAGTTGGTGTTTTAATTACGCCTTGTGCCATACGCTTGTTATAAGCTTCGGTGTAGGCTTTCGCTAAATCGTCGCCCCATCCGGTAAATGCTTTTTTGAACGATTCGATAGATTTTTTTAATTGTTTAGGATTGAGTGTTACAGCTCCCGAAATAAGCTGCCATAGCCCAGTCCAATAAGCCAACAATTTACTTCCCATTACTTTCATCGAAGCAAAAATTCCCTGCATTACTGCCTGAACTTTTAACGACGAATTATACCAGGTAATAAATGCAGCTACCAGTCCGGCTATCAATGTAATTACAAAAGCAATAGGATTTTTGCTCATTACAAAATTGAGAGCTGTTTGTGCTATGGTGGCTCTGTTTGTCCACATTACTTTTATTTTTTCGGTAGCGTACCATAGTGCAGCTGCTATGCGTGCACTATTTACCGAAATGGTATATGCTGTCATTACAATAGCAAGTGTACCTATCCATTGCCAGTTCGATTTCAACCATTTTGGTAATTCAACCAATGCCCTGATTAGGTCGGTAGTACCTTTAACTGATTTTAATAAAATAGGATACAATCTTTCGCCCAACTCCAGAGCTGTTTCGTTAAACGCTTTTTTAACGTCATCGAGTAGTGCCGCTAAGTTGTTGTTTTTAATGTTATATTCGTTTATTACCGAATTGCCTTCGGTAAATGCTTTATTCGACATTGTAATCAATTCGCGGAAACGTTCGGTACTGTTGGCAGCAGCTCCAATGGCTTTGTTTGCTCCATCGGCATTTATACCCAAGTAATCCAATGTTTTAGCCACATCGGTAGCATCCATTCCTCTCATGCCTTGAGCAAACTGAAGGAAAAAATCCATCGGGTTTGTATTTATCAAGTTTTCAACTTGCTGCTTTGTAATACCCATTACTTTAGCAAACTTACCGGATTCGGTCGCCGCTTGTTTAAGGAATATATTGTACGCGCGCCCTGATATTTCGGCTTCAATCCCCGATTCTTCGAAAGCGGCACCGAGTGCAAGCGTTTCGGCAACTGAAGGTTTTAATGCTTCAGGAAGTGAACCTATACGTAAAGCAAATTCAGATATATTTAATTCGGAAGCTGCTCCGTTTGCTCCCAATTCGTTTATAGACGAGGCAATGGAGAGATATGCTTTTTCGATTTGCATATCTTTTGTTTCGGCAAACAAATTTTTAAGTTTACCAAGTTTGGTCGATATTTCTTCTACTCCACCTGTAAAGCTATCGCCCATTGCTACATTGGCAATGTCCATCGCTTTTGTAAATTTCAATATGTCTTCTTTAGCTACGCCAATACGACCACCAGCTTCGGCAATTTTATTCAAATCTTCGCGGGCTGTACGTGTATCGAGTTTTTTAAATTCAGCATTCAGGGCGAGAACTTCCTCTTTTGTCATGCCTGTAGTTTTCATTACATCGCTATACACATCGTCCATGTGTGCTACATCTTCAGCTAATTTGCGGAATGCAAGTGATGCGCCTGTAATGCTGGCAATGAATGTGAGAGCAACATTAAAATAACGATTAGCACCATCGGCAGCACGTCCAAAAAAACTTTGATTTTTACCAAGGTTTGAATTCATTTCCGCTTGCGACTTCGAAACTTCTTTGTTTACTTTGTCAAGTTGATGGAGTTTTGTTTTGTGTTCGTCAGTTCCTCGAGTGGTGGCTTTTACTTCTTTTTGTAGCTGCTTTTGTACGGCTAATAGTTCGTTGTAGCTTACACCGCTTAAGTTTTTCAATACTTTTTCGGTTTGTTGAAGTTTTGCGCGATAATCGGCTTCGGACGCTTGGCTTTTTATTATCTGCTTTTCGTGGGCTTTGAGTTGTTTTTGCAAATCGTCCCATGCCTTACCGGAGTTTTGTCCGGCAGCTGTCATTTTTTTGCTTTCGTCGGTTAGTCGGCTAAGTTCTGCTTCATACTTTTTGGTAGCAGCCACCATGCTTTCAATGCCTTTGCCATAGTCGGAAGTTTCGAGGTACACTCGTATTCCGCGTTTAAAATCGTTTGTCATAATGTTATTCTGGTAATAATATACTGTTAATGTTTACAGCCAAATCGAGCGAATAATCTGCTACAATTTGTATTAATTCTTCCATATTATTTTCAATCACACTGTTAAACCAATGTACGGCAGTGCGTTCGCCTGTGCCTTGTTTGCCGTAACTTAATGGATTGGTATGTTTCAAAGTTCCGTATTTATCTGTCCACTTACTACCGGTAAGTCCACCATATCCGGCACCGGCTCCCTGATGCAGATACACACCATGCCGAGCAATAGTGAAACCAACACTTCGGGTTTCGAGTTTGTATGTTTTATCAAATCGCACTTTGGCTCGTATACTGTCGCTTAAGCGTGGAATCTCTGTCGATAACTGGCGGTCGGCATGTCCGAATCGGGCATTAGCCGATGCTTTGAGTTGTGCTTCTACTTTCCGCGACCATGCTTTTACGCCCGAGTTAAACCTGTCGAGGCTTTCCACATCCTGTACGCGCTGATACATGGTACTGTCGTTTTCGCTTACAAATGTGATGCGTGGGTTTCGGGAGGTGGATACAACACCAGGAACTTGAACGCCTCCTACATTGGCAATTTTTACTAATTGCTTAAATACTCCGGCATTCATTCCATTTTTGGTTTGCATCCAATCGGCTACGGTCATGTCTTGTAGTTCCGGTCTCATACCCAATAGTCAGCATTAATTTTGGTGCCAATACCATATTCCAAATTAAAACCAATAATTACACCATATAGTCCATCGGCAATGGGACCAATCCCACGTATAGAAAATGTATCGGGCATTAATCCGGTTAATCCTTCTTCGTTACGTTCCGATTGATTCATCATACGCATTTGTATTTGTATGGCGTTTGCTTCCATTTCGGACTGTACGGCAAGTATGGCTTCGTTGTCGTCGGATGTAGCAGGCTTAAGAAGCATAAAAAAGTATTGCGGTTTTTTGAGTAGTGCCTCAGTTCCGTTGTCGGTGAAGTCAGCATCTTTGCCGTCGATAGCTACCAGTACCGGATAGTCTATATTACTTAGGTGCTCGCTGATAGAACCAAGCGAATCGCTGTTGGTGGCTTTGTGAAATGTGCGTTCCTTTTCGGCATCGTACAAGCGGAGACTGTTTACAAGGTCGAGCCCATAGGCGAAGTGATTGTAATGTATCATAATAGAGTTGTGAATTTTACAATACAAAAATAGCCCCTGAGTTAGGGGCTATAAAGGACAGTATTTGAAGTAAAGAACTAATTCTCGCTTTCTGTAAATAAACTTTGCATTTCGTTTACGCTTTCTTTAGTAAGAGATGTTCGATAATATTTTTCTCTATTTAATAATTTCTGAATTTCTATATATCGCTCAAAATCTTTTCCTGTTTTATCTACCTTCATTACAAGTAAGTCTAATTCGTTCTGAAGAGAGATTGTTTTTTCGAAAGATTTTTCACGTTCTACATGTTTTCCGAATAATAAATGCTCGATAGTGGAATAAACCCAAAGTTCAAAACGAGGATTTAACCAAGCCGCAAATTTTAGAGCCAAAACACGATGCATAAAAGTGCCTGATTTTTGTCTTGAAATGATTAAATCTTCTTCACTTGCTATTCCTAAAAAGCGAGAATTCTCGCTTTTTAGTGCTTCACTAATAAATAAAATTGTGCTTTCATTTCTCATAAAAGCTTCAACTTTTTTATCAAATATCTTTGCCATTTCGGTGGCGTTTACCATCATTCCATTATCTTTCAATAATTGAAAGGTAATCTCATTTTCTTCAAATACACAAATTTTTGTTTCCATAAATTTAACTATTTTGGTATTAGTGCCGTAATAAAATTGTGTAATCTAATGAATGCTATATCCATTTCTTTGGCTGTAAATGTTCCTCTTGGCAATGACGGATTAAGTGGTTCTACCATTCGCAATGCTTCGGCTTGCGTGGTTGGGGGTTTTAGTTCGTTTGGCATGGCTATTTAGTTTAATTGTGCTATATTGGTGAAATAGGGTTTAAGGTGTTTAATTATTTCAGGGTCTGCCAATCTCTTTTTTTCCAACAATAATATTTTTCGTTCGAGGTGGAGTTTTTCAAGTATAAGTTCCTCGAGTCTGCGGGTTAATCCTTCTACTAAGCTCATACCGCTATCCCTTCCGTAAAATTAATGGTGAGGCTAAAGTTCTCGGACAGAAAAGTAACTGCGTCGTAATCGGTAGCATTGCTTTGCGTGCCTATTACGCTGATAGTGGAGCGTTTGCGGATTTCCTTACGTGCTTCACGGATAAATTCGTTGAGAAATACCAAAGCTTCAGCAGTGTTTGCTTCTTTGGCTTGGTGTACCGGTTCTTGGTGTACCGGCTTGGCAGGGTAACGGCTGCCGATGGCTGTTGTCTTCATAATGAATGATTGTTTTCGCTAATTAACTGTACAAAAAAACGGCTGTACATATTCCGTGTTCGCGAAAACAATCACTAACGAGCAAGCTCAAAAAGTAACAAGAGGAATAATACAGCCGTCAGTCTTTAATATCTGATGGTTTGGGCATAAAAAAAGCCCTGAAAAGTGGGCAACATTTTAAAGTTGCTCGTTATTTGATTTTTTTCGCTGTGCAAATATACAACGTTTTTTTGAAATTGGTACTCTTTGTATGAAAATAATTACCAATTAACATATAAAAATCCATTTTTATCATCATTTAAATCACACCATATAGTAAATTTTAAAGGTTTTTTTGTAAAATCAAATCTGTTTCCTTTGCTATCAGCAAATTGCATCATTCCAACTGTATATGTTTCACCATGATTTAATGTACCAACATTCAAAATATAATCATCGTTAAGTTCAAATTTAGTATTTTCATAACTAAATGAATCTAAATTGCAAACAATAAATTGAGTACCTGTAAAACTAACTGTAGATTTCAAATCAACAGTGTCTATATCTGAAAAACTACAAGAAAATAACATTACAGCCATTACGGCTACTAAAAAAACTTTTTTCATAAAAAATTGATTTTTAAAATTGATTAATAATATAAATAATAAGTTGAATTACCGCCATAACAGCAGCTATAATTAAACCTGCCATAAGATTTCCTTTTATTCGTTCTTTGAAATTCATAGTGCAAATATAAAGAAAAATCAAACACAAGCAAGCCAGCGCAAACCAACGCATTAAAAAACAAATTGCCCGAACTTCACAGCCCAGACAATCTTAATCAATAATTAAATTTATGAAAAAACAGTCTAATGTTTTTGTCTTATCCTTTTTTGCTTATTTTCCCTTTATGGGGTTAGGTGGAATGGTTAGTGGTTTCTTTTTCTTCACTCTCCAGCAAGTAATCGAGCGAGTAAAGGATGTTGTATAATTGGTCGGTTTTGTATTGGCGTTTCTTTTCCGGGTCGGCTTTGGCAATATAGTCCAGTAGCTTTTGTTGTCCATCGTAAGGGTTGCCACCTATGCTGCCTTCATCGTCTGGAAATATACGCGGAAATTTTTCGGCAATATAACGGCAGCTTCCTATCCAAAACCACAACATAAGTATAATGGTTTCGGGTGGTAATCTTTTCATGTGCTTCAGGTTTAAATCTTCTGGGTTAAACTGTTTTTTATCTCGTATGAACATACAACCAAGCCAAGCATACACGGCTTCGGGTTTTTTCTCTTTCATTACATCGTAGGTTTGCAGGTAGATGTATTGGTTATAGAGTAAATCAGTCATTGCCTGTTTTGGAGCGTAAAATTTGCGTCCCATTATCTTGATTTCAGGAAAATGATTTACCGTCAACCGGTTGTCAAAAAAACAATGTCCATCCTTATCAGGCTCGGTAAACAAATAATCGAAAGCGGTAGAAGCAACGGCAACTTCTTCGGTGGTCATGTAGTATTTATCTTTACCAATTACTATATGGTATTTCTCATTGTCCATTTTTGCCACATAAGCGCCCAAACACGAAAATAGCATTTTTACTTTAATGGTTTGGATAGGCATATCGGTACTCACCAGTTGCGATAAAAAAACGAGATTCTCGGTAGTCATCTCGTCCATCTTATCCGGCAACAGGTAGGTTTTATTGTCTATATGTAATTTTAGCATAATTATAAATTATTAATTATCCGCCTATGTTGTAAATGCGTTTATCGTCGGCGTTAAATTCGGGTGCACTGGTGGCGAGTTCCACGTTCAGCTCAGTGGCATACTTAACGAGCATCTGTTGAATTTTGCTGTAAAAATATTCCGCCTGTTCGTCGTAATAAGGAGTTCCGGCACACTTGCAAGCTACAAATTTACGAATAGTAGCTATCATAATTTTTTCAGGCTCTGTTTGTGTTTGTGCGCTGTTTAGTTTGCTACGGAGTGATGTGTCGAGCGTTTCGCCAATAGTTTCGGTTACAAAGCGTTGCTCTGCAATGCTCATTTGGGTGCGTAGGTTCTCGAACTTTATACGGCTGTAGTTAATGTCCACCAAACCGAGTTCATGGAATTGTACAGCCGATTGTATGTAGTTGCCACCGCGAAGCGTATAATAGCGGCTATTTGTCCATTCGGGAAAATTGGCAGCGTTCGCTTCCAGATATTCCAACACTTGGTCGAGGTATTGGAATCCACGACGTTCAAGGCTTTCTTCTACTTTGGCAATTTTGGTATCGCTGGCAGGCGCGTATCCGGAAGTCCCGTCTTGTTTAGCTACAGTAAACCCACTGTCGCTAATTCTAACCGAAAGTTCAGCATTGCCCATCCACACGGCTAATGGTCCCAAAGCTTTACACACCAAAGCGTGAAGTGTTGTCAGGCGTTCTGGAACTTCGTTGTCTTCGAGCAGTGCCACCATCTCCGCACCAAGGTATCGCACCAAATAAATATCGCGAGCCGATTGCAAAAAAGGCTCAACGGCATCGTAAGGTAATTTTGCATTTACCTTTACCGTTTTTTTGAGTTGATCTATTGAACTTATAATTGCTGCCATAATTTAAAATACTGTTTTTTTTACTATAAACTATATTTTCTGATTTCCTATTGATTTTTCGGCGCCTGTATTTTTGTCGAGCGTAGTCAACATAATATTTGGTATCACAAAATGAATGTCTCTGTCCCAACCGTTAATATCTTTTGCGATATATAGTGGTAATGCCAACAAATCGCGGATTGGTTTCATCATTGCTTGTTTAATGATAAACAGTTCTCTTGCTTCAGTTCCGTTAATGCTTCCGTTTTTTCCCGAAGCTCCGATAATAGAAGGGTGAATTTCCATAGCGTAACAAATTACATTCGTTACTTCCTGACTGTCTTCGAGGTATTCGCCACCTTTTATAAAGCTTTCCACAGCTTTAATGATAATGTCATGCACTTCGTAACCTTTCAGTTGGTCATATTTGAATTCGGACACAAACGATTTGCCGGCATTTTCTTCGCTGGATAGGAATTTGTCCATGTTTGTCAAAAATTCTGTACGACATGCTTTTACAGCTTTGGGATCGTCTTTAGTTATACCTTTACTTTGAAAGTATTTAGGCCAAAAACCCTCGTTAATTTCTACGTGATATTTGAGGGTCATTTGGTTTTTAAGCAATGCTTTTTTGAATTTTGGAATAGCCACCGCTATATCGTACCATCCGCTTTCGAAAATAGCCCACCAATAAGGCTTACCATTGTAGTACCTTCCAGGTGTTGGTTGCATCAGCTGAAGTATATACTTTTCGTCGGCTACTTTTTCTTTCTTCCCTTGTAAATTCATGTCCATGCCACGTTTTATTCGCAAATCGCGAATAGGAGCACGGCGGTCGAGTAGGCGTGTAACTTTTACATCTTCTGGATTTCCTTCGTGCCATTTAACACTGTAACCGTGATATTCAATTTCGCCTGTTTCTTCATTCGCTTCTGTTAGTCGGCTATTGATTGATTCAACTGGATTAATCTGTACAATTTTATTCACTCCACGACCGAAAATAAATTCGGCATAGCCTTCGTAATACACCACAATGTCCATACTCCATTCCTGAGTAGAATTTACATAGTTGTTATCAGTTAGGAATTTGAAAATTTCAGGCTGTTCGCTTTCCAGTTGCTCTTCAATGGTAATTTTGCCAGTTTCTTTGTCACGTACTTTTTTAGCTACCATTATACCATCGCCATAAGCCATTTTAGCATTAAAGGCCACATTGGCGCCAAGGGTGCTGAGTTCGTTTATCTTTTCGATCACCTCAACCGGTTGCTTATTACTCGCACCGCGTTTAATAAACTTCATAGTTTCCTTTTTGCCTTTAATGGCAACATCTTCCACAGGAGTAGTGCTATCGCCAACCAAGCCTTTAGTATCACCCATAGTAACTACAGAACCCGAACCGGCCAAGTATGCCGTTGTACCAAAATCAAATATTTCCATTATAGATAAACTTTAAATTCGTTGAACCTTGTTATACACACCTTCCGGAATGTTTTTGTATCTCCGTTTACGCGTATATTCACGGTTGCACCCTTGCTGTGAATCGAAGTCATTACACCTTCAGGGTAATCAGCCAATTCGCCATTTTTCTTTGCATACTGAAACGCGAACGGTTTGGGTTTACCTTGCCTGTCGGTTTGTTCCATAATGTCCCAAATTTTTGAAATGTGAATACGACTTTGCATACGTTGTGAATTTACAGATACAAAAATAGCCCCTGAGTGAGGGGCTATAAAGGACAAACCATTGCCTCATTTCTGATTTTTAGTAATACTCCAAGTTCTAACATAGCTTTACATTTTTACTATATATATTTAATATTAATTAATAATCGGCATTTCATTAAAAATTAAAAGTAATGCCGATTGTTTGTTTTAAAAATTATTTATTTAGTATTAATGCTAATTTTCAATTCTACATTCAATCTGTGTATCATGTCGCGTATTGCTTTTGTGTTTGTAAGCAATGTCGATATTTCTTTCAATTCGTCGATATTGTCGGGGTAAGATTCAGTAAGCCTATCCAACAAATAATCGTTGGTTTGCATTAGCCACTGCTCAAAGCCATCTAATGTTGTTTCATCAGTAACTTGAGATAGACACTCAAACTTAAGTGCAGCTACCAAACCATCAGTTATAATTAATCCGTTAATGATTGTCATGTGGTCAGTTTTTTTTAACCCAGTTAGGGGGCTGATCCCTCAACTGAATTTTTGTTTTTACTCTTCTATTTTGGATACAGCTTCAAAATCCAACTCCAAAATACTGTTGTTTATTCTCCACTCTTCAATGGTAAGTTTACGCACCTTATTGAACCGTGTATAGTAATCGTCCATTATTGCCTTCGCATCTCGAAAATCAATACGAGCCTTTTGGTATTTGTCTATTAAAGCGTTGGCAGCTTTTGTCTGTTCGCTCATAAATCGGATAGGCTCAGTGAAATAATTGAACAATGCACGGTAACATTCCATGCGATATTTTGCAACTGCCTCTTTTGCCTCTTCCTTTACATTTTTAGGGTTAATGGTAAATAACCAACCAAAGATAAATTCTTGGGGTAAACATACCATTTCTCTCTCTTTTCCATCCCCTCCAACCATTGTGCTGAGCACAACAGTAGAACTTAAAAAATCATCCTCTTTTAGCTTTGTAAATTGACTGGCAAAGTCAATACCCAACGCCTCACATATTGGCTTGATAGGTACTAAGTTTTCCTCCGTCATAAGAATTGCAACATCGTTTACTGTTGCTACCTTTAAAATTTTTGTTTCATTCATAACTGCCTTTTTAAATAGATTAATATATGTTTTAATATTATGATGCAAAGATAATATATGTTTTAATATACAATGCTTATTTTATTGTTAAATATCATTAAATAATAATCAATGATTTATTTTATACTGATTATATTAGAATATATATTCTTTTGTATTATATTTGCACTCTCTTATAAAACAATATATATGCTAAAAATTAAAGAAGTTATTAAGGATAAAGGCTCATCTGTACAAGAGATAGCTAAACGAATGGGCATAAGCTCACCTGCATTAAGTAGGGCAATCAATAACAACACTACTGTTGAAATGCTTGAGCGTATTGCTAAGGCATTGGACATTGGTATAATAGAACTTTTTGAGCATAGACAACACGCTAACATTAAGTGTCCCCATTGTGGCAATGATTTGAATATAAAGATTGAGTAACAACACACCTCATTATAGCAAGCCCTGAGCATTCACTTGTTCAGGGCTTGCTATTTTATTGTTTGTTACATTGTGGTACACTTTTCAATTAATATAAACATTTAGAAGTTACTATTTAAAGCCGTTTTTTAACCAATTCTTAATAATACTTAATATATCGTATTATTCCCATCAAATCAACCAAAAAAAGCGGCTACATTTCTGATTCTTAAAAAAAAAGGTTTTAAAGGAAAATATAATTTTTCCTTTATTCGTCGAAAGACCACGCAACGCCCTCGATGGATGTAGCGGTCGCAACTTTTTAAAACACGTTATATGCCAAACGTTAATAGGATTAACAAACACGCCTCCTATAAACGCATCGTACGCGTGCGTACGACCGATTAGGATTATATTACATTACATTGGGACATCGCCCCTTATAAACTATCGTACGCATGTACGTCCATATTTTTATAGAACACGTTGTTCGGTTGTATTTCGACCGAACATTGTTTTCTATTCTTTCTCTTAGCGTAAAGTGAATGACGTATTTCGGCATTCTCTTTACGCTAGCTTAGGGATACTTGCACTCTCTGTCAGCCGATGTGTAAGGATGTGCAAATAGATGGGATGGGTTAAAGCGTTGACTATTTAGTATAGCTTTACACATCGGATGCCGTGCAAGTAGCCCGACCCGCAGGGGAAGCCCCAAATTATATTATCTTATATTGGCAGTTGCTCTTCCTCTTGCAATGTGTTAATACAGGGGCTTGCTTTTTGAGTTAGGGATTGCAGTGGCGTATACCTGTATTCAGGTATACAAGAACGGAAAGCCCGACCCGAAGGGGAACTCCCAAATTATATGGTATTGTTTGTATTAATCCTGACCAATAAAGTCAGCTCCATAATAGCCTTGATTAGGCTCGTGGTAGTAGAAGTTACAGCCTATATAGAGAGTGTCCCATGCATCGGTAACGTGGGTTTTGTGTTCGTCCGGATTGTCTGGAGTATCGTCTAAGTGTTCAGGTGTTTTATCTTTCTCGAATCCGTTCTTTCCTTGACGTACACCTGTTTGTTCCATTGCTATCTTCAGGAACTCATTATTCATTAGGTTGAATTTCGGATATAGATATTCCGTGTCGCCCTTTAATGCTTTATCTATTTGTAAATGCTTCCAGTCGTGACCAGGTGATTGACCTATGTACACAGGTGTAACTTTGTAGCGTGCTTTTTCTAATACAGAAATAATGGTATCTCTATAACTGTCGTTGTTATTACCGGTAGTCCACGTGAATGTATGGTCGTAATAGAAAATTACTTCTTTATTTAACTTCCCTAAATAATATTCACAGAACATTTTAACCACGTCCTGAAGCTTGCCTGGTGTTTTAATATAGAATGATTTTAGGGTTCGTATTTCATTAGTAATCTTATCCGGTTGTGCAACACAAAGCGTGGAGATGGCGGCATTACTATCACAGGCTATATATAGCGGCATACCCATAGTCAAATCGCCATCGGAAATACAACCATTACCTGATAGCTTACGCCAATCTGGACCACCGTTCATATTTTTAGAAACATCTGTTGGCATATAGAAATGGTCATCGTGCAAAGCGGAATAAAAACCATTAGGCACACGAAACAATCGCTCATTCAGGAAGGCAGTCCGCCAAATCAACGCTGGACTATCGCGGTACATTTGCCATATAAAATCTTTACCAACCACTTCGAGGTTATCAAAAATATCATACTCCGCATAATACACCGTATATTCATAATCTTTACCCTGTTGTGGTTTAACAGGACGTTGATGTTTGCGTGCCAATGCTAAATCTCTTGTAAGCTCCGAAATCATGCGCTTTGAGTATTCGTTTTGCTCAGGCTGCATTTTGAACCGTATCAATTCTTTGTAAAGCGTACGTATAAAATTGATATGCTTCGTGTCCATCTCTTTTTGCTTTTCCAATATCCATTTGCCCATTTTAGAGGTCGGCATATCGGTGGAGTACAAAACGGAATGATGCCATGGACAATCGCCGAAGTATTGGCGATTGCCACGATTAGCGGGATTGACCTCTGATTTAATTTTGTCGTAAGATAAAAACTTTGCTTCTGGTCCAATAATCCAATCGAGGGACATAGAGTTAGCTGACATTCCCTGATTGAACGAGAGCACCACCATAATCGTACCGTTCCAAAAGTGAAAGCAATTACTCCATGCATCGCGCAAAGGCATACGTTTTGGCAACTTAAAGTTTTTATCTGCAGGAGCTCGGCGACCAACAAAATAGTGAACACCTTCCACATAACCCCAGCTTGAAAGAGCGTGACAGATAGCCGGTAAGGTATTACCCCATGCTTTGGCATAAGTGGGAGAAATAAGAGCGCCGGTGGAACCGGGCATCGTCCAAATATTTCGGAGAATAAAACGAGCGTCAATACCTTCGGATTTACCAGTTCCACGACTTGCCACGATGTATTCGTCGTGCGCCGATATTAACATGGCATCGCGCTGCGCTTTATTAAAGAACCGTTTTGCAGCCTCTTCGAATTTATGAAGTTTATCTGTGGCTAAATTCATGGTTTATTAACTTCGACAATAACTGAACGTTTCATTAAATCTTTTTTGAATAAGCTACGGAACTCATTGCGTACTGTTTCTAAATCTTCGATAGGTTCGATTCCATCCAAAACTGTAACATCGTCGGTAACTTCCATGTTTGGCGGAATCATTTGACTAAAATCGAAATCGTTGTCATCTTTGTCTGCCCTTGTGTACTTACCTATTTTATCTAAACAAGCTGCAATGCCTTTTGAATCCTTTGCAGTTTTTGCAATTTCATAGCCTTCCTTTGCACCCTCAACGATCATATACCTGTACCAATTCTTAGAAGCGAGCTGAACATTGCCTACTATTTTAGTGAGTGCTGCCACATCGCGATAAGCCTGAGAGCTTGAAATGCAAGCTATAGTCCCATTGCCACCTGAAGTAAGAAAATTAACTAATGATTTATCTGAAATCATTGGTTCTGAAAGTTTTTTACTTACACAAAGCATAATTCTCTCCTTTACTGCCAATTCAGTTTGTGTCAACATCGAAGCAGCTTTTTCTTTATCCTCAAAAAGACATTTTTCTATTTTGTCATAAATTGTCAAATCTTCCTTTGCCATAGCACTAACTTATTTGTTCACGTATATATTTTTCGGCAAGAGGCTCAGCAGCAGGTGAACCATGTTTTGCTAATTTTATTACAGTTTTTCGAAGTTCTAATTTGGTTGAAAGTCGGCCGAAATGGAAAGCGTTGTAAATTGGATCCGCTTTGTGGTTTTTGGTAATTTGTACAAAAGTTTCTCTATCTTCGGCAGGGAGCTTTAGTAGAATAGCAATTTCATCAGCCGGTAAAAAAACAGCTGACATCTCTTCTATCTGTTTAATCTGCTCATCAGTCAAGGTCATAAGGTATAGCTGTATCAAAATAGTTATAAAATTGGTTTTCAAAAAAATCAAAATGACTCCCTGCAGTAAAATAAAATCCGGCTTCAACTCGTTGGGGTTGATTTAAGTTTGCTGATCCAACAATACCAAACTTATACTTATCGTTTTTTATCAGCAATACTTTAGCGTGGTTGCTTTCAATTCGGATATTTTGTGTAATGTTTGAAGCAAACAGCAACATATCTAATTTGTGCCTTTTTACAGTTGTGTCCAGTAACATAGTAAGTTTGGATATTTTACCTGCATCGACAAGGAAAAACAATGGTCTCAAACTATCTTCTGAAATGCTAAAGGTAGCAATCATTACTTCAGCCGTATCGATATGCTCTAACAGAATGGGCAATACTTCATGTACTGCCCATTCTCCTTTATGCATGAAAGGTTCAATTATTCCCTCATAATTAAACCGAGGAAACAATTGATAAAATTCACTTTTATTCAACATCGCTTACCTTTTCGGGTTCTGGGGTAATTTGTTTGAGTAATTCTTCCAACTCAGTTTCGTAAGCTGCAACACGTTTCAAAGCATTTTCCTTTATCACTTCACGGTCAGCAGCTTCGGCAGTTTTTTTGCTTCTGGCTATATTTTCCTTTAAAGATTCTACCCTGCGGGACATTTGTGCACCTGCAATTACTTTATCGTCGGAATAAAGCAATGCTTCTTTTACAATGGGCGTTTCTGTTTTTTTGCCTTCGCTCCAGTCGTCGATAGCATCCCAAGCTGCGCGGCGTTCATCGTCCAACTTATACAGCTGAGCTACTAATTTTTCGCGGGTTTTGTGATGCAATTTCTCAACCGAAATTTCGGCATGTATATTAGCCATAAGGGGCGTAATTACACGAACACGGTCGTACAGCTTTTGAATCTCTTCAGGCAAATCATTGTAGTTCACAATTTGAATACCACGTTTGGCTCTGAGTGTCTCCAATTCTTCTTCCATTGTCTGAATGCCCTGCTCTAAGCTTTCAATGGTTTCCTGTTGTTCTATGTTTTCATCTTCTACATCACTTTTGTCAGCATCCAATTCTTTTAATTGTTTACGAAGCTCTACCAATTCCAACTCTTTTGATTCGATAACAGCTTTCGTTTCTTCGTCGGCTTCAACTACTTTGGATGTAAGCGTTACATGTTCGTAGGCTTTCGGATTCAGAGAAACGTTGCGTTCAATGTTAGCCACTTGATTTATTAACATTGTAAAATGAATGTCAATTGTGGAAGGCTCTGATTTTAGGGCTGAAAAATAGTTTAGATATTTATTCTTTATCTGTGGCGATGCCAGTTGGGCAAAAATGGCTAAACCATCGAAGTATTTACCCGATGGTTTAGATAGCCATTGTCTGATTATTTTCAACATACGTTGATACTTTTAATATTAGACTTCAATAATCGCTTCAATATTGATGGGCGTGGCAAGGTAAATTTTGGGAGCAACCGAATCGGTAGCAAATTTTACAGTGTAGCCTCTGCGGTCGGCTGCTTTTTGTCCACCGGCATATTCCGGTTTTAAACTTACTTCAAGACCGGGCTGTCCGATAATAAATTGTTTTCCGTCCATGTCTTCGAGTACCAAATAGCCCGGAGTGTTATTCCATTTTCTACCAAATGCGGCATAAGCCACTTTATCGCCGGCACGTCCAAATTCACCTTGAGGAGCAAAGCTTTGACCTTCGTCTTCTCCCTGGCTTGGAGCATCGTATTTTACACTGTTTTTGGTACACTCAAAGTAAATAGGTTTACCATTTACCGCATCTTTGAATGTAAATGCACCAACAGCAGTTACATAATCAGCCTCAGTAGTGATAGCTGATTTTCCTTTCAATTCGGGAACGGCGCTAACCGCAAATTTCGGAATCCACAAAACGTAATTTTTGTGGCCGCCCATGTTATCATCACCTTCAAGTCCGGTGATAGGATTAAATTCTTCAGTCATTTTATTTTTTATTTTTAAAAATGAATATTTTTATGAAAATTAATTAGTAATCCGATTACTCAAGAGTAACCGAATTACTGATTGATTAATAGTCGCCTGATAAATCAATACGAGTATTGGCTTGTTCGTTGGTTTGGAAAATCTTTTTGTGTACGTCGCGAATGCGAACGCCATAAGCAGCTTCCAACCAAAATTGAACGATGTTAGGGTCCCGGTCAATATTTCGAACCTGAACAAAATTTTCTGATTTAGAAGTGTTGAATCCTAAATCCATATTGCCCACTTTTTGCAAAATCACTTTTGAGCCTGAACCTAAAGTTTCGTCGGTATCAACTACCAATGCAGGGCAGAATGCATCCTCGCGAAGAGCTTCCAAAACCTGAGCCATTGTTGGCATTTGGAATTGATTTACTTTGTTGCGATAAGCATCACGCACATTTTTAAGTGCTGATAATGTGATTAATAATTGAGGAACACCACCAATAGTCGATTTTAACAAAGGATTAGCTGAGCCAATAAATTCAACCAATTTATCGTAAGCAATAGTATCGTTAGCAACTGGTGTAGAAAAAGCACCTGTTGTTACTAAGTTACCTTGTCCGGCGGCAATGTGACCATTTGCAACTAACAAATCTAATGCGGGATAAAATCCAGTCATTGAAGTCATTGGTGTAAGAACTGCATTGTCGCGTTCGGCATGGAACATGGCAAAACAAACATCTTCGGAGTGCGATTTTACAATTGCATCCAAAATAGTTCTTTCCAATGGATGAACTTTCGATTTTAAATCGAGCGTGGTACCAGCTTGAACCAAGGCTTTATTTTCCTTGTAGTTGGTAATGTTTTCTTGAATTTCGTAAGCAACCAATTCAGGTTTCAACGTGCTTTCGAAAAACTTAGCAATTTCAATTTGTGCATTAAATGCAGTACCAATTGCATACGGAATTGTACCTCCAGCTTTACGACGCATGTTAACAAGAACATGTTCGTTTTCTACTTCCACAATATTCAATTTGAGCTTTGCAGCAGCAGCCTGAAGACTGAAGAATGGTAAGGTACGCAATAAAGGATCGTAAGTGCGAGCGGCTTCTGATAAAGCGGCAACGTTTAATACTTTAGCCATTTTGTGTTTTTAATTAATAGGGTTTATACTAAACCGGCTTTTTTCATCTCGGCTGCAATAGCTAAGGTGTTGCCTTTGTTTTTCTGAGCAAATTCAAGCACTGTGTCGGTTGTTTCTGCATTTATTTCGGCAGCAGGTTTCACAGTGGTTACACTTTCGGCACCTGGTAGTACACGCAATTCTTCAACCTCTGTTTGGAGATTGTCGCGTTCAGTGGTCAACGTGCGAACTGTTTCAGTCAATGACTGAATTTCAGTTTGCTGGTTGGTGATTATTTCAGACGATAAAGTTTCGTCTGCGTTATCACCTACATTTTCAATGGCTGCCTGAATAACTTCGGGCGTTACATCTTCGGCTGTAAGGCTTTCATTACCGGCAACAACAGCATTCACAATACTATCGTAGTTATCGGCTTTGGCTTTCAGCGATGCAAATTCATCGTCTTTTAAAAATTTCATTTGTGTTATGTATTAAAGTAATTAAGAAAATTCTCGAATGTGTCAATACCATCAATCAACCCAAGTTCGGCAGCTTCCTGAGCAAAATACACTTTGCCAGTTCCCCACGAATTTCGTTTAGCGGTCAGTTTATCACCACGATTAGTTTCAACTATTCCCAAAAAAACTTCGTTGAATTGATTACACACATTGCGTATAGGTTCTACATTGCCTTTTAGAGCTTCGTAATAATCGTTGTTTTTATCTTTGGATGCTGTGGCGTAAATTTCGGTAAGTTTAATTCCTTTTTGCTTGTAATATTCGGCATAATCGGCAATGGTCATGTATGTGCCAATGCTACCGATACGAGCCATCGTGCTGTTAGCAATAATAAAATCGCAAGGCGAAGCAATTCCGTAAGCGGCCGAACAGGCAAAGTCGTCGATAAAAGCGGCAACCGGTTTGTTACGTTCGCTAATGGTTTGATTCATTAATCGCATAGCGTAACCTTCGCCACCTCCCGAATCAATTACAAGGGCAATAGCCTTGATTCGCGAATTTGCGTAACAGCGTTTCAACAGGTTACTCTTGGTAACCATTCCACTTGGTCCACATTCTTGGTCATGTTTGGTAATTACATCTGTAATATTGATAACAGCAATTGAATTTTCGGGAGCATCTTCGGGAGAACCGTATCGTCCATATTCCGAAATTGAGTAAGCATTGTTTTGAAGCGTCGCTGTGAGTATGCCATTCCGTTCGTTAAGTTGGCTTTCATCGTCCGACGAACGCGATTGAGGTTCCATTCGTTTACCGGTAAGGTAGTCGGTAACAAGTGGAAGATAGTTGGATGCGAATCCTGGTTCTATCATCCAAACTGAATTAACGATATTGTGCAAAAAGAGCATATTAGCAGTGTTAAATCGATTACACTGCAAATATGCTACTGTATTAAACTCTTTTAAAGGACTATAAAAGTGCCAATTGTGGGTGAAATTGTATTCCGTTAAGTAAAAACTCCACACCTGAGTAGTCTGATGCAGTGGTCCCTTGAATTATCTTTTGTGAAATTTTTATAGGATACTGCATGTCGCCAACTACCATCACATCACCATTGGCAGTAGTGTACTTTAATAAAATTTTATTATTATACCGAAACATGATCATTTCCATAATGGTTTCATAAGCTTTGCGTGGACAGCGTATTTTGCCGTTTATTACCCACAAATCGTGCACTATGTTTGTTTCTTCAATTATATTTACTTCAATATTACCGATGTGCGCTGGAAACTCCTTCCATGTTTCGCCATCTTTTAACGCCAATAAAATACCATGTTTTAGAGGAGCGCAAAACGCCAGCTCCGAAACAAAACAATATTCTGCGGAAACTATACCGCCCATGTTATCACTCATAATATAAATTTTTTAATTAGTTGAAAATTAAATACTTCGCCATATTCAGCTGTTTTTACTGCCAAAAACTGACAAAACAATACATGATTTACATAAAATAAACTTCATTTTTTTTTGTAGCCGCGTTTGGTTTTTTTACGCAAATTTTCCCTCCATCTGTAGAAGTTTTTTAAAATACAATCTTCGCTGATGGATTCAATTCTATACTTGCATTTAAAAGTATAAATTGTATTTATATGTTGATTACCGTTAACGTGCTTTTCGTGGTCGAGTAATTCGTGAAGCTCAGCCCAAAACTGTAGCGAAATTTTACGATTCAGAATTTTACATGACCTTTCGGAAAGGTAATTATACACTTCGGGGTTTTTCCTAAAATCATATTCCTTACATTCGCCACGGCTTGGAAGTATTATTTCGAGGTTTCCGTTGTCGCGATATACATTCTCTGGTCTACGCTGTGTAAGGTCGTACACGGTGATGTACAAGTCTGAATTCGTGGGGAATCGAACAGGTGCACAGAAATCACTTTCCCATTTTCCAATGGCATATTCGGCAAGGTGCTTTTCTACTGTAATTTTAGTGGTTATCATAATGTATTTTTTTTTAAACTAAATTACTAATTATTAATTTGTTAAATGTGAATGCAAGCTACAAAATAATGTTTAAATGACCAAATATTTAGACATTATTTTTCGGTATTTTACATACCCCCTTGCTGCTAAGTAGCTATTATATTCGTACTTTCGTACAAATATAACTATAATATTTTATATATTACTGAAATACAGCCATTTAATACCGTTCAAAATTTCGTACGAATGCGTTCTTTTCAACTTTTTTTTGTACGAAATACGGTTTTGAACAAAATCGTACGAATAGTACGGATTTGTACGATTTTCGTACGGAGCTAAAAATCTGATTTTCAAAAAGTTATTTTTAAAAAAATGGCTTTCGTACGATTGTACGATTTTTTTCCTTATTTTTATATAGGTTGTTTTTGAAAAGTTAAAAAAAATATATAAAAAAGAATATTATAAGAGTATGTGGCTGATTTTGAACTATTTTAGCTGTTGTAATTGGCTGTGTATAGGGCAGCCGATTTTTAATGTTGTTCTCGATTCACAAATATATTTGACCAATTTTTTACTTGCAAGGTATAAAAGGGTGTAGGGAAAAATGAAAAGTATCTAAAGCCTCCGTTAATTCAGAAACTTTGTACCTGTTGCTATTTTCATAGCATTCCACATATTGTTCGCCGTGTATAGTGATTAATGCTTTCATGCTGATGATTGCACCGTTGAGAGTTCCAAACTCCTTCCCGTTGATAAAAGTTAGTTTGTCCATTTTATAAATCTCCTTGATAATAAACATAGCACATTGGTTCAAATAGCGGTTGTAACCTTTTTACTCCCACCACTACTGCCACGCCTTGTATGGCAAGTCGGTAGAGTTGGTGCGTTGTGTGTGGCGATTCGTTGAGGTTGTAAGATGCAGCGATTATAAAATAGGCTTCTGATAAATCAAAATCACGTGGTGTATGGCGTACTACTTTGTTAGCATCGCTCATTGTAAGGGCAAATCCAAGTTTAATGGCTACTCGTTGTACCATTTGGCGGCGTTCATGGTCGTCGGAGCAGACGCATACAATAATTTTGTTGTGTTTCATAATTTCACAATAATTGATTTTTATAATTGATTTTATTTTTTAAAAAGGTCTCTCATCCGTATTAGCCGGCTCTATCATATTGCCTGAAATGACTATTGGTGTGTCGGTAGTGTTTACAGGTCGGTTGTAAATACTGAAGTATTCCACGCCTCCCGATTTGTCATCGTCAATTGGTCGTCCGTCTTTGTCGTACTTCAACGGCTTTAACGTTGTTGGGTCATACATATTCAAATTAAACTTGTACGATTTCCATATGCAGAACGATTTGATTTTTTCTTTGAAGCCCGTTGGTGAAATAAGCTTTGGCGGTAAATTGCTGTATTTGATGTAATCGTCGTACAATGTTTTCTTCACAAGGCGCACATTCAAGCAGTTTTCGTTACTAAAGTATTCGTCTGCCCAGCTCAGGAATGTTTCGCCCATAGTTTGGCGGAGCTGACGCGTAGCAATACGTTCGCTCGGAGCTTGTATGGCTCCGAACTTTAAATATATTTGCAAACAATTTGCAATTAAGTTCCAAAATAAGTTCCATTGTTCAAAATCCCATTCATCGAAAAAAAGACAGCCGAAATCGTGCGTTGGCTTGTGATCGTCGTTGTAATAATCAGAAAACGCTATAAGGTACTGCCTGTCCAAAAAACTTGAACCTCGTCCATTTAGAGCATGATTGGTAGTGATGTAAATTTTTGGTGATTGGTGAAACGGTATATTGAACCGTCGTCCACCTTTCCAGTTTGCATTCCAATCGCCGGTAATGTTGGCGAACAAAAACTCTAAACTAAAATTAGTTCTAACGTCGTCGATAAAAACGGTGTCGTATTTTTCGTCCAACCCATCCCACAGAAATGTGTCTGATTCAATTTCCTTTTTCTTGCCGTCGATATACAACGTTTTTTGTATATGCTTTAAGGCTTCTCCAAGTATCGATTTACCACTTCGTCCGTTCGATAGCCCAACTTCCGACTGTTTTCCATCCATAGCCACCACAGCTCGCGAAACGCTTCTGTCTTTAGCCGAAAGTGTCATATAGCCAAATGCGGCTAATTTCGAAATTAAATGCAGGTTGTTTTCCTCCAATTCTTCCGGCTCAATACATACGGTTTCGTCGCCATCTGCTATTTGTTTTTCTTTGCGCCATGTGTAGTTCGAAGCATTGATAAGGAACTGCAGGAACTGACAGCGTTTGCCGGCTTCGGTTAAGCTATAACTAAACTTTTTATCGTCTGTTAGGTTTACATGTATCAGGCTGGTTTGAATCAGCTTTGCTGGGAATTCCTTTTTCTGATCACTCCAAATATTGTAATTAACGGCTGTATAATCTAGCTCTTTTAATTCTGCTTTGTTTATTTCCCAGCAATTATCTTTAAAATAAAGGCGTTGAAAATCACGGCTAGGTTCTTCGAAATTTGGTTTGTAAAAAATAAGGTTCCCTAATTTTTGCGGACCTAAATACTGAACGCCACCTTTGTATAGCATTTCGAGAACTCCTTCGTTGGCTGCCACCTTGGTAAAATCAATTACAAAGTCCTGAATTTCGAACGGTTCTACCGTACGAACTACGGGGTGATCTATTTTTATAAATTGATAGCCTTTGCCATCCAAATCGCTATATCGATAAAAACCTCTATTTTGTAGAAAAGTAAAACATCGCCCATATCTGAACTCATATTGTACCGGTTTAGCGTTGCCGCTTCTATCGTTATTGCGAATTTCTTCCCAATAAGTTTCATCGCTCTCAAGCGGCTGCGCACTCTCCAATTCTCCATTGGCTTTGAAACGCCAAAGATGGCGACCAATGCGAAACTCAGGTAGGTTTTTTAAGATTTCGTGATGGCTCTTTGCAAATGCAGTTGGATTATTTAAGCTCCAAATTTCTTCGAGTTTTGAATCTGTCCACGAAGTAATTTTCCAAAGTTTCAGGAACTGACCTTCCAAACTTTTTTCGTTTATCAGAAGGTCAATGTCTTCCTTCAGTTTGTCGGGTGTTACTTTTAAGCTATTCGAAAGCAAGTCATCTATTCCTTTATCCTTTGCAGGATTAGGTTTTACGTGCCCAATGTAAATCTCCACATATATCTCACGTGTTTTGAGTGTGCGCATATATTCTTTGTAGCCACGTGCAGCATAAAAAAAATTACGAGGTCGTTTATCAACCGAATCGTTTATTTTAATGTGGTTGCTGATTTCGTTAAAATCAGAATCGAATAAGAAGATAACTTCTTTAACTCCGAGCTTCTGAATTATACGAATTAAATCTTCGGGTAAACGCCCATCATGTCCCAGATTATTAATACCCGAAACACCTACCGAAATAACATCGTGTTTACATGCTTTTTCGGCTTTCTTTTCGCCTTCCTGAAGGAATAGACGATCTATTTTTTGTCCGCTTCGGTACAGTTCACGGATTTTTTCGGGAATATATATAAAACTACCTGAACCCCAAGGCGATTTGTATTTGGTAGGTTTACCATCTTTGTCTTTATGTTCTTCTGGAAACTGATAACGCACACGAAAAAACTCTTTGTGTTTCCCTGTTAGTTTGCCTTTTGCATCTTTCAGCTCATACTTAACGGGCGCACCTTCCAAGTCGTAGTATTCAATAATTACATCGTCTCCATCAACAATTTCGAAATGGTTGTTTACAGTGCCCGCTTTGAACACTTTGGAAGTTAGGACGGTTTTGTTTTCGTCCTTAACAAAAACGGAAGCTTGCACATCTTTAGCAGCTAATCCCGATTCCGTAAGCATACGGTCGCAATAACTGTCGTTTTTTTTTGTCGTTTTTATTGCTTTTTTAATAACAGGCTCTGTAATATCAGCTATAAAAATGCTAAACTTACGATTCAAGAATTCAAGTGCTTCTGGGTAAGACATGCCTTTGGCTTTCATCAGAAACGAAACAGCGGAATTACCACCTACTTGTCCGCACTTAAAGCACTTAAAAATACCTTTACCGGTGTTAATCTCCAGTCCGTTTGCTTTTCCGCAAGCGGGACAATCACCATACCACTTGTGGTTCTTTTGGGTAATATGAATAAAATCCTTGATAACGTCAACGACTCTATCGTTGCAAGTATCTAATATTTTTTTGGTGTCGAATTCGTTATACATTTTTTAAAATAGTTTTGTGCTATGTCAATCGTTCCTTTGTCGCTCATTTTAAAGTGTCGGCTTGAGCCTCCCTACGTTTTGTTCGAAGTATACGGCATGTGTCATGCTTCTATTACATTACTGATTACCTGTTGTTTGTGTAATAACAGCATCTTTTTTGTACTATCTTCGTCGAACACCCAATAATTAAGTTGCTCATTTCTGTATGTGAGTACGCGGGTCGGTTGACCCGTTACAGTATAATAGTACTGTTTGTTGTGTTTGAGATTTTCAACACGCATAAATTCCAATTTTTAAACTTCTAATTTTGGGTAGTTTTCGCTAATAAAATAATCAACTTTATACAATTCTTCAACTAAATTTAACTACAGTGTGCGTGTTATGATTGTAAATTCGTTGTTAAATTGGTAGTTGCATTGGCTCTCCTGTACAAAGCAGCAGGCAATTTTCACAAACAAGTCCAGATTTTCAGGCTTTACCCATTTTTTAACCTCTATGCTTTGCCCCACTTCGAGGCTGTAAAGCATTAGGTAAAGTTTTCGCTTATACGTCCAAAACACCTCTTCGCCCATTGAGGCTATGTAATTGTTGAGCCAAGTAGGGTCGCGAAAATCAGTAAGAATGTACTGCTTTACGCTCATCTCATTGGTCGGTGTTTCAGGTAAATGTCTTTCTCGTTCCGTAGCAATCTTCGTATGTTGCGTATCGAGCGGCGCATTATTACCATTATGGCTATTATTACCAAAATTATGAATATTAATTTTATAGCTCCCATTGAAATAATGTTTATGTATTAATTTTTTGTCAAATCCATTAGCAATCAATTCGCGTTCTAACGCTCCGATATTGCGGAATGTGTCGGGCTTTCCAATTGGCTCGTTACCATAGTAAAGCATTCCAATAGACGGTTGTGTGTTGATTGCTGTTTTCATTTTTTTTAGTCAGTTAATCGCCCGCATGTAGGGCAGGCAGCAAAGCAGCGAGGGCAATATACGTTGCCACAATTTGGGCAGGTGTAATCAGGGCAATGATTCATAGCGTAATAGTTCCTTTAATTGGGTAGAGAATGTAAGCTATCGATTCCGACATTGTGATTAGAATGCTACCTCCGAATCCGGGCTTGTGCTTATAGTAATGGGGTACGGCAGCACGTCCCCCAGCCATTTGGTATTTGTTGACTATGAATTCGAATTCGTGGTTAAAAACTTCCAAATCATCTTCACTAATTAAGTGAAAATTATATTTTTCAAAAGCTTCGTGAAGCATTTGATCAATCTTGTTTTTTGGATGGTTGTCCGTCTGTTTGCGAATGAAATAAGTTTTTTCCATAATATTTTTTTTATTTCAAGTTGTTTTTATACCAATAACTCACAAGTTCAGCAGTGTTATTTTTCCCAATCTTTTTAAGTATGTTATTGCGGTGGTTATGCACCGTGTGTACGCTGATGTACAATTCATCAGCAATGGTTGTGTTTTCTTTTCCTTCGGCAATTAGTCGAAGTATTTGAATTTCACGATCCGAAAGTTCTGTGTTTATAGGAGAGTTACATACGAGTCCACATTCGGCACATTCGCCGGTGCGAGGACAAAGTACAAATTCGGTATTCAAATTACCATTGTCGTCTATGTCTAAACGATTATCAAAAACAATAAAATTACATTTGATAAATCCACGAACAATCAAAAATTTCCAATATCTATAATTGGTTTTACTTTTTTCGTATCGCTTTTCCAAAGCATTTAACGCTATGCTTCTCTTTTCTTCGAGTAGTGCATGAAAAGCATCAATAAACTCATGGTTCGATTGTGTAAGTTGGTAAGGTGCTTTCCCTATTTCTCTTACTTCCACTTCGCCATCAGGTAATCCTTGAAATTCAAAATTTCTTAGTATCATTTCGTAAAATTTTCGCCGGTTAACATTTCAAGTTTTTCAATTTCAAGTTCTGTAAACTTGTTTTTGTCCAGTTTATAATAAAATGTAGAATACTGCATGTAAGCAGGTACTACGAGTTGCCTAATAGTTATTTTATCTTCAGGAGATAAACTTTCATAATAGGCTTTAAAGTTTAATTTTTTCTTAATTTCTTCCATTTATTTTGTTTATTGAATTTTTAGTCTTAATTTTAGACTGCAAATATACAATGAATGCAGAAACTCGCAATATATTACGAATTAAAATGCAATGTATTATATAAATTTAGAATTATTCTAAATAATATGAAGTATAACAAAAAGAAACTCATAGACTTACTGCAATTTGATAGAAATTCAAATTTACATATAGCACAGAAAACAGGCGTTTCGGACGGAATGATAGGCCGTATAAGTCGTGGAGAATCAATACCTTCTCTTGATACACTTCCGTTATTTGCTGAGTATTATGGAAAGGATATGAATTTTTTTTTTGATATAGAAGAGAAAAAAGAAGTAAAAATATCGCCTGTAAAAATAACCGAAGGTGATGAATATATACGAAAGCGATTTGAGGAAGTAATGCAGGAGAATGGCGTGCTAAAGTATAAGTTGGATACTTATGCCAAGGCAGAAGGAAAAAAATACACCCTGCAGGATGTGCCGGCTATCAAAGTTGCAGAAACACAAGCTAAATTGAAAAAATGATAAAAATGCAGACCATTTGCAGTCCAAATAATTATAATTTATTGATTAGTAGGGTTAAAAGAAGTACGCCACGAACCTCAATTTGCTAAAATCTCATAGTCTTATCGACTGTGAGATTTTATGTTTTGTGTATATATCAGCCAGTTACGAGGTTGTCGGGTGTAGGCGTTTAAATGAATTTTCGGTAAAAATGTAGACCAATCGCCACAAATGTAGAAATGTATGATTACTATTAAACTGTACCAACGACTTGAGGCAAAGGATAAATCTACGGGCTATATATATGTTAGCTTTTATGTAAATCGTGAAAAAGTGCACTTTAGCACAAAAGTTTTGTGTGATGCGAAGCATTGGAATGCTACAAAAATGCGTATTTCGATGGCCGATAAGAATGCTTCGGATAAAAATTTGGTTATGGAAAAAACATTATCACGCATCAATGAGGTGATTGTGAAGTACCGATTGCGGAATAAACTACTTACAAAGGCAGGGTTTATGAAGTCGTATAACAGACCCGACGATTTCGAAAATTTCTATGCTTTTTGCGACGACTACAAAAAACAAGTGAGTAAGCGGGTGGAACTGGTTACTTTGAATACACACAACACGGTGCTTGAGAAGTTGAAAGTTTTTTCATCAGATTTGCATTTTGAAGACATCACGCTGGAGTTTGTGGCTGATTTTTATAATCACCTTCGAAAGAAAATTAAAAATAACGAAAACACAGCATACAAAAATATGAGTGTGCTGCGCAAATATGTGAAAGCGGCTTGCAAAGCTGGATATATAGACGTAAATCCGTTCGACGAGTTTCATATATTGCGTACAAAAGCAAATTACAGCTATCTGGAAGAGTCTGAATTACAATTATTGCTTAAAATCTATAAAGCTGGTAATTTGGATGTAAAACTGTATCAAACATTACAACTGTTTTTATTTATGTGCTTTGGTAGTCAGCATGTGGGCGATGCGCGCAAAATGAAAATTGAACAGTTCTCGAATGTGTCGTTTACTTATTATCGCGAAAAACTTCGCAACCGCAAACCCGAACCGATTGTAGTTCCATTGTCAAAATCAATGCGGACAATTTTAAACGATATAGTTGGAACCCGTAAACAAGGCTTTGTATTCGATGCGCTTCCGGCTGATCAGACTATGAACCGTTACTTAAAAACTATTGCGGAGCAGGCAGGTATTAAAAAACACATTACTCACAAAACAGGTCGCCATACCTTTGCAACTTTCTTCTTATCGAAAATTCCTGACTTAAACACTTTGCGTGATATAATGGGACATTCGGACATCAGGGAAACATTGATTTATGCTCACGTTCTGGAGCAATCGAAACAGCGAGGAATAAAATGCTTCGACGTGTTTAAAGTCTAAAATAGCCGAACTTTTGAACTTTTGAACAAAATTACTATTCCAACACATATTCTCGCCAACGTCCAAACATCCATTTCCAATTGCGAAACAGAAAGTTTCTATCGCTACGGTTGGTGATGCTTGTCAATCTATCTTTTTGGATGCTTATGGTTTTGGTTTTTTCCGTGATAGTGCTTTTGAGTACGGTTATCTCTACGTCCTGACTGCGCGATACATCTTGCCACGACTGTGTGTTGGTGTGGCATAATACAAGTTCGTTGGTCCTTACTTTAAGCAAGTGCATTACAGTGTCGTGTCGCTCCCTGTAAGTGTCTATCAGTTCTCCGCACTGGTCGGCATATTCCTGTTCGAGTTTTTCCGCCGATTCATTGAGTTCTGTTAGTTTACGCTCCAATTTCTTTGCTTTTGCAGCCTCTTTGTTGCGTTCGGTTTGTAACAGTGCTATATTACTATATGCTGCAGCTTGAATGCTATCTTCACGCACAATGAGTTCGGCATTGTGGGCAGTGGTTAGGCTATCGATTACTTGCTGAATAGCGACATCTTGCTGCGTGGGTGCGATGTAGTTGCTTTCGTTGGTTATAAATACTACCAACGCGGTAATTACAAGTAAAAACATTAACATTCCTATTGCAAGGCGATGAATGGTGTGCAGTGGTTTCATTGTGCGTTTATTTGAATGGTAAATAAATTTTCCCATTGAATTTAAGAATTTCTTTGCGGTTTTTGCCATCGGCTCGGTAGCTTACATGTACCCAGTCGGGTTGCTTCTCGTCGCCACGCTCCCAAATTAGCTGGTCAAATTGACAATTGTCGCGTATCAGGCGAAATAACAGTGCGTTGTTGTCGGTGTCGAGGTCGGCTGCTTCCCCTTTACAGTGCTGACTGTTGGGTGCACCGGCAATAGAAGCATTTACAACGGCACTTCTAAAGCCACTATTAACGCCAATTGGGCTATTGAATAGTACGCGCACAGGGTCGAGTACATTTTTGACAAGTTCTGTCAACGCTGCAATTTGCTGTTGGTTTGGCACGTTTGGCAATTTAGTGCCAGTGCGTGTAAGTTCTTCGAGCGTAAAGAATTTACCTATCTTCATGGCTTATCTTCCTTTGTTAGTTGCGCTGTGCCTGCAATAGCCACACACATCGCAATAGTGTATTTTACAACCGTAATGACGATTACCGGCAAAGCCAAATCGAGCGTAATATTAGCTGTAAGCACAGCCACTGCCGAACCCCCTACTGCTACGGCAAGCGAACGAATGCGCTGCCAAAATTGTGGTGTCGGTGCAAAAATGCGATGAATTACGGTTGTTAAATTTACTTTTTCCATTTTTTGTTATTTTTGATTCAGTTTTGCCATTACAGGACAAGTAGCATGGTGGGGACAACTAAAAGCTGCTGAATAAGCTGCATCTTTGATTTCAAACTCCATCCGCATCTTGTCAATCTTTTCTTCTAAACGGTCAATCTCCATCCTCATTCGGTCGATAATAAGGTTGAGGTTGATTATCTCCTCGTTTTTCCCAATTGCTTTGCTTTTAAAAAAACGGATAGCCCATTGTGACCCGAAAGAGATCGCGAGGGTTGCTAATACGTATTGAAATTTATCATTCATTGTGGACTAATTAAAGTGGGTTACGTTTCGTTTATTTTATTTTATTAATAAATATATCTGCCATCCTTGATATAACAGGTAACTGACAACTACCGCTTGAGCGTAACCGATATAGTCGGCTGCAAGGTCGAGAGGGTCAAAGCCTGTTGGAGTTTTTTTGTATATGTCAACTATCTCCTTTACTACAAATATCAGTGAGCCAAGTTCAAAGGTAAATAGTAATGCCCACCAAAACCCCATGTTAGGAATAAAGGCTACTGGTAAGGTGACTATACCTATGAGCCTACCTACTGTTATGTGTTTCTGTTTATCGTTCTTCATAGCCGTAAGGTGTTTCTTCGGGTGTAACAATCTCTTCTGGCTTGTCAATCTCATACCAACTATTATCCGCTACATTCACGACTAACTCAATAGGGTAATTTGCAAATTCACCACCATTAGTAAGTACCTTACCATTTTCAGAGGTGATAACTTTTTGTGTGTCATTAATTTGATTTGTTTTCATATTTTTATGTTGTTTTGTTTACGGTTCCACCTGCATTGGTTATAATAGACATATCACAAGCACTTGCTCCAGGGTTTCCTGTAATACGGATTTGTTTATCTCCGAGGTTTCCATTTAATGTTGTAGCAATAATACTTGCAAATAAATCATTAAGGGCAGTTGTATCCATTGAGCAATTTGATACGTCTATCTGCGGACTACTGCCTGCCCAAGTACTTACTGCTGCCGAATTGGTAAACAGTAGGGATTGAAGTGCAGCGGGGCTACTCTCATTAATACCTGCGAGTACAAAGCGACCTGTGATTTTATTCCTTACTCTTAAACCTCCTGGTGGATTTAAAGAGTAGCAACCAGCGTAAGTGAGTGCCAAATCCATTCCAGTAGTTTCATCGCCAAGTTGGTCTAAGTTATCTATATTTTTAAGGCTGCTGCAATTAAAAAAAGCTCCTACCATAGTCGTTACAGAATTTAAAACAGGAAAATTCTCAATTGTCTCTAAATTGTAACACAGCCTAAAAATGTTAGAAATGTTCGTTATTAAAACGCCATTATTGGTTGGAAAACGAAAAGATTTTATTGAATAACAACCGTACATCATCAGTTGAATATTTCCACTGGTCAAATTAACTTCATTGACAAATGTTAAATCGTATAAATTATAGCACGTATAAAAAAAGTTCTCAAGAGAAATAATTCTGTTTTCGTAAGTTGGATTAAAAGTGATACCATATCCACGATAACCATCTATAAATCTGACTATATTATTAACTGTATTTGGCAAAACCATCATTCCTAAATCACATCCACTAAAGCCATAACCATTTTGCCCACTTGTGCCAAAATTTAATCTTTTTGGGGGAATAAATGTTTTTAAATAGGGTGTTCCGATTGAGGTATAACCCGACTCCCACGTATCAATTGCTGAAAAATCCAAATGTCTAATTTTAGCTCCATTAAATGATTGGTCAATATAGCCATGTGAGTTTGCTCCAAGTTGTTTGGGCATTTCAAATTTAACAAGAGAGGTGCTATCCTTAAATGCATCTATCATATTTACATAAATCGTGTTCATAACTTGAGGCATCTCAACAGACTCAATGTAAAAGCTACGAACCATTGGGGTATAGCGGTTTCCAAATAAAGAGTTAAAACCAATATTTTTAGTCCCAAATTTAGCCCATAAAAGTCCATTTGAAATTCCTGAAAAAGAAGCTGTACTAACCCAAGTTCTATAAGAGAATATGTTATTGGTTGCTACTTGTGCATAAATCCTAATTTTAAAAGTAGTATAACCACGACTACAAGCCTGACCGTCTCCTTTTGTATAAGAATGTGAAGCTGTCGCACCGCTCGCCCAATCGTTAACTATATCATCACCCCAATCAACTGTATAACCGCCTACAACTTCTACGTTAATGGCATAATGAGGGTTCATATCAGACGCAAGGAGTAATATTTCATTGTCATTAGGGGTTTCAAGCTGAATCCAATCGGTAGGTGCAACCCATTCATCAATCAAGCTAATTTTAGCGTCGTAATCGGCGAGTTTTGTATTAGCAGGAATAGACACCCCTTTAGCAGCTATTGCTATACGGATAGCTTCTTTGCTCTCACGGATTTTCTGTAATTTTTGTGCGCTCGTTCCCATATTTATATAACCTCCCCATTTATATCATCAAGTATTGTATTCAAATCGCCTATCAGTGCAATTCGCGCATTTTCATTTTCAATTCGTATAAGTTCAGCAGTAGTACGTTCGCCCTCGGCTGTGGCTCTGAGTTGCTCGGCTTCTGAGCGTGTGGTTTCGGCTGTGGCTCTATTCTGTTCTGCTGTGGTGCGAAGTTGCTCGGCTTCGTTACGTGCAGTTTCAGAATTATCGCGTATGGTTTCGGCGGCTATCCGTGCATTCTCATTGATAACTCGCTGGGCTTCTACGAGGTCGATAGCCTGTTGAAGTTCAACGATATTTACGGCTACTGTATTAGCGTTTGTGGCTGCATCGTTTGCAGCCGCTGTCGCTTCATTTGCTGCCTGTGCGGTTGCATTGGTATTGGCGGTAGCATTATCCGCTCTACCTGCGGCTGTATTGGCTGCGCTTGCGGCCTCGTTGGCGTTGCTTGCTGCCTCGTTGGCGTTGTTTACGGCTGCGTTGGCAGGTTGCTGTAGT